CATAAATCGGGTTTCCATCGTAAGCCCACCCAAGGATTGGAGAATGAGAATCTGAAATACTTTCTCGGCCATTGATGAGTTGTAAATCTGGTTGATATGATAAATTACCAGAGATAAATTTAGAGGCTGAAAGAATCTTTCTCAATTCTCTTGGGGCATACCCGTGAGTATATTGTAATTCATAACTAGAATTTATGCCAGTAGTTATTATACCATCATCATCTACAATTTTATTGGATTGAAATAATCTTTCAATATTATTGATAGTCCATCTTTTAATATTGGCTCTAAGTTCAGCCCCATGACCCGCTGGGACTACGGTGAGATATGTATTTCTGGAATCATAATCATATCCAGAATTGATAATCTTTACTTCTTTTAATTCACCATTTTCAACGATAGGGGTTAATCTGGCTCCACTACCACTACCAACAATTTCAATATCAGGTTGAGAATTATAACCCGATCCCGAATTAATTACTAATACTTGTGTTATTTTACCATCGTTTACCACTGCCTGCAACTGAGCAGAAACGCCACTATTGATTTTAATAACAGGTTGGCGGTTAAAGTTTAAAATATCTTCTTGGCCATATTTTTGTCCACCATTTTCAACCATAACATCGGTAATTTCTCCCCTGAATATTGGTTGAATTTTCGCCGAAAAATGTGGACTATTTTCAGAAATTCCGGTAATACTTACCGTAATTGGTTCGTAATTGAAATAGTGCGTTCCGTTACCAGAGCTTGTGATGGATATAAATTGGTTGGTTCGGTAAAGAAAATCGGGAGTGGTGGCCGCAACTTCGGATAATTTGAAACTATCTTCGTTTAGTGCCGTAACATAGTAACTTTGGTTTGTTGTTATACCTACGATTGGAGCACCGGTAAAGTCTTCATATACAATAAGCTCGCCGCTTTTAAATCCATGTTGATCTTTATTGATTATATTTGTCTCTGTGCTAATACCCGCAGAGTTTACCGAAACTCTACGATTCTTGTAACCTTCTCCAGAATCAACTACATTAATAGATGACACTTTTGTTTTCGGTGTTGCCGAAACAATTCTATGGTTTGCTATTCCGCTTGGAGTTAATGTAATTGTATTAATTCCAGAAAGTGCATCAGTATAGCTCTTATGTAGTTTAATTTCTTGGGTATTTTCAACAAAAGCAAAGTATTGAGAATCAGTTGAAATGCCGCTAACTCTAGTGACACCATCTGGCTTAAAGATTACTTTTTCAGTATTATTAAAACCATGAAATGTACTAAATCCTATGGCATTATTTACAATTGAAGTAGATTGAAAGCTAGCTGAATGTTCAAAAAGGCTAATCTCGGCTCTGGCCCGAGCGTTTTTACCATTACCACCAGAAATGGTGATGGAAGGCTCTGAATTATAATTAAGACCGGGATTTATGAGTCTAATCTCTTTCAAAGAACCCGATACTTCACAATTGGCTATTGCACCAATTCCAGATTCATCTGTTATTTGAATTACTGGAGGATTCATTACGTCATAGTCGGAACCCGGAGATATGACTGCAAAAGATTCTATCGGGCCATAAAAAACAGCATCCCGAGATTTGTAGTTTAGAATCTCAACTCCATTGTTTAAAATGCCGGTATTTCCAATAGGAGTTGGAACAACTTTTACGGTTGGAACTGCTTCAGAAATTTTTCTAAAGAGCTTTTGGTGATTTAGTGTTTTACCAGAAAACTCATTGTATGATAAAGTATTATTTGTTACAATACCCTGAACATTAACGAAAATTCCTGCCTTTAGGTTGGTCCTACTTGTTGCAAGGGATAAAGAATCTTTTGAGATCTTTTTGACGTAATAAATTCCTTTTGCAATACCGAGATTGCTCGTTGTGTAATCATAAACCACTACATCGCCACTATAGAATCCGTGATCTGTATAGTTTATTACTGTGCCATCGAAAGAACCATTTAAAATTATCCCTCTGGAATCTGCCAACAGTGGCAACTGAGAATAACTGGGAAGGGACGGCGCCGAAACATAATAATTTTCAGTAGAATCAACATATACGTTTTGAACATTTGCTGAATAATTACTAATATCTTGAAAATTTATAGCCGATGCCCTTTTTAATTGATTCTCAATATAATCAATATTTGAGAATATAAGTTGCCCCTGTCCTTGAACTATAAAGGTATTAAAGTTTATCTTTGAATAGATTGTTGTTTGAATAACTGATCCATTTTTATAATATATCCCAATAACATCTCCAACATTAAGAAAGTTATCGTCAATTGTTTTAAATTCATACTGGCTTGTGGCTGAATCTAATAATCTTATTGATTCTAGATTGTAACAATTTGGAATATTGTATAGCCAATTTTTTGAGCGAATGTCTCTGCTCAATTTCCCCAAAGATTTTGGCCGAATAGTGTCGCCAACATTCAGGTGATAGGCACTTGTGGTTTCTTTAAATTCTCCAATAACACCCGTTACGCGAACACTAACAACATCTTCAGTATTTTGGCCGCTATAACCATATGCAAAGGCATTTACTGCAACTGTATCTCCAGAATTAAGAATAAGAGAAATACCCGAACAACCGAAAAATTGATTTGTAGATTTTGAAGTATAGGTAATGACCGAATTATCGCCCAAAAGCAACGAGCCGGTTTGCGGAAACCCTACAGTTGAATCAACATCCAGGGTTTTAGCCCCAATAGATGCCGAGCTTGTTAGTTGAGTTTTGGGATGAATTGAAAATTCTCCAAACTCGCTCACATTATTGTTAAAATCATAATCCAGACTGATAATATAATAAGTTCGGTCCCCGCGAATTATTTTTTCTACTTTACTAATTGTCCCGGTGGCCTTTGGGTAATTTTCAGTTTTATCTTGAAATAATGTTCTATTTTCTAGTAGTGTTGGATCTCCAAAAATTGGGTCAACAACTAATTCTCTGGTTACTCTATATTCTGCATCGGATGGCGTGAAAAGATATTCTCTTGGCTTTACTACTTGTACTGGTTCTCCATAAAGAGCCCCGAAGAGAATTTCAAAGGCTCTATCGGTTCCTTTTGTTGAATAGAAATCTCTGGATTTTTCAATAAACGTGGTCTGGTTTAAATTATCGGTAAATTCTCTACCTTCAAATCCAGGAATCAATTGTTTCTTTAGCTTAACCAGGAACCTATTAAGAAAAAGAACACTAAGATTTTCTACTACAGTATTTTCTAAATGACCGGAAGACTCAGATGTTGAAAATTCTAGATCATAATTTGATGTACCACAAAATCCCCTGATGCAATCATTGAAAGTCGTATCAGTTTTTGATGTGTAAGTAATAATTTCAGAATCAATCTTTAATAGTCCATAAGAATCTGGAAATCCTCTGGTTGATGTTACTGAAATATCGGTATCGGTAAATGAAATATCTTCAGATAAAATTGTAGATTGTGTATTGTTTGTTAAATTTTCTAATTTGATATATTGATCAATATTGGCAATTAAATCAAAGGGTCCTCCTGCATATTCACCGGAAATAAAATATTGGCGTATAAATTCCACCAACAGTGGCGATTCTTCTCTTAGAAAAGATGGAATTTGGCTTTCAACGATAGAGCTTATTTTAACTTTCATTTTTATCGTGTATTATTTCCGTTTAGATAACTTGAAGAAGAAATATAACTGGAGCCGGATATATCCCCGCCTGATGATATATCATCAGAAACCATATTAACCGTAGAATAATTTAGGTCCATTTGAAGATAAAGATCCTGTAGACCTATAACATCGTTTGATTTTGGAATTACTGAAATTTCAATGATATTATTCTTAACTGTTGATAAAATATTTATTGAACTTATTTTAATCTCTCCTAAAACATAATCAATGGTCCCGACATTATTGCGGATAACTGAAGGTGCATCTTTATTCATGAATAGAAATAAAGAGCCTGCGTTCTCATTGAGGGGTTTGTCTGATAGGTAAACGGTATCAGAAATGCCACTAACGGTGAATCCTGACGACTTTATGTTATAACCATTGATATTTTTAATATGAAATGAATTTCCAAAGCATGTTTCATAATTTGCAAAGGTATTCAACACTACTCTCACATCTCTTCTTAACTGAATTTTTGTTATATTAGATGTTATAGCAGCATGACTATCATCAATTAATTTTTGAAATCTGCTGTACTTAAATCTGGCGCCGAAACTGTTCAAATCATAAGATTTTGAATAACTCTGTAGGTTGTTTAATACTACGCTCTGAACAAACTCGGGCGATGGAGCAAGATTTGGATTATAATATACTTCACTGAACACTTCAAGAAAAAGATATTTTAAATCAATAATCTCTGGAACTATTCCACCTACCGCATAACGTTTTAACTTATTTTTAAGATTATCTTTAATGCTATTTGGCACAAAATTGCCATAAAATGGCTTGATTGTGATAAAAACTTTACCATATTGAGGTGGAAATAAAGTTTCACCGCCATATGCGGCCACACTTTCAGCTTCTGGATATATTCTTGGAATTATTGATTCATAATCTTCCGGTGTTACGCATCTCCCCTGAGCTGCATAGTTTTTGGGGGCTAGATTCTTGATTGAATTTATTGATTCAATTTCTTTACCACCACTGGATGCAATATTTGTTGTGACTACTGACACTCCAGAGGTTACCGAATTGTTGTTATTGTCTACAAGTCGCCCAATAAACGAAAAAGAAGATACACCATTAGCAGTAGAATCATTAGTAGTAACATAAGAGACTTCAATATAATTTTGATTACTTAAGCTAGCTCCAAAGATTCCGTCTCCGAAAATGAGTTCATATCTTTGATCCTCAATTTCACGGATAAAGAATATTTTTGAGGTTGAATTTACATTAAAAAGATTATCCGCAAATGTGAACTTATTTGATGATGATACATTAGCACTATCTCTTACGGTCACTCTAATGGTTGAAGTATCAATTTTCGGATTATCTAAAATAAATTTTTGATTTGGATTCAAAGAATCTACAGTGAAAGTATCAATTACGAATGAGCCTTCAATAATCTCAATTGAATCAAAAAGAGCAATATTATTTACAACCGGCACGGTTATGTCGTTGGCAATAGAAAAAGTATAAGATTCATTTCCAAATGCCAGAGAAGAGCAAACGAGGCCCTTCTTTAGAGTTAATGAAATTGGGCTGCTAGAAAAAGATGAAGTATCAACGAAAAAAGAAATATTAGCCCGTGCTGCAGTAGAACTCCTCGGCAAGTAGCCGATTTCTCTGGCAGCGGAAACGACATTTTCTCTTAAAGTCGCACTATCAAGAAATGCTTCATTGGAAAGCATATTTCCAATAAAGGCATTTGTGTAGGTATTATATGCAAGAACGTCTATAATTACCGATAGATTTGAGCCTTCAAAATCATAATCGGTAAAGTTTGAATTAGACCTTAGATACTCTTTTAGAGCTATCCTAATTTGGTCATAATCTAATGTAGTGAAATTGACTATGGGTGATGTAGCCATTAACGTGTCGGTTGAAGAGCAAAGGTTAATTGTTGAGGCTGGGCATCAATTCCGATAATATCATATCTTATGACAACATCGTAGGCATTTTCATCATAATTAGGATTTACGTCAACAGATGATAATGATACTCTAGGCTCATAGTTTCTTATCGTATTATCAATTTCACTTTGAATATTAGAGGCAGTAGATTCGGTTAGGTTTTCAAATAAGATTCTAGAAACACTACATCCAAGATTACTTTGAAAAAATCTCTCACCTTGCAGAGTATAGACTAGATTACGAATAGAGCGAGATATTGCTGTTTCATTTTTTATGACAATTAGATCAAACGTTAAAGGGCTAACCTTAAAGGAAGAAGAAATGTCTTTGAAAGATTGACTTTTTCGCTCTACTGCCATTATTATAAAGTAATCATTATATCTATTTATTAGCCCAATAAAACTTTTTCTTTATCTTTAGTTTCTCTACGTTCAAATAACTCTGTTTCTTCTTCTAGAGAAGATTCCATGAATTCTTCACTATCCACTTCTCGGATTAATTTTGGTTGTTCCATTGTATTATTAAATGACTGAACCTATTTAGCTAAATAATGTTACATTGATAAACTAAAATGGAAAGCGTAGATTTTAAGGGTTTGTATGAATCTTATAGAAGTGTTTATACTGAAGAAGTAGAGGAGCTTGATGAGATGAAAGAGGGCTATACCGATCCAAAATTCAATAGAAAAGAATATTTAGCCAAACTCTCAAAACGGGGTGGCATGGGGATGGGCACGAAAGAAGATCCTCATGGTTATAGAGACCCTAAAATGGCTAAAGTTGGTGCAGAATTTGTAAAAAGGACAACTGCACGATCCAAGTCAAAAAAGTCTGGAGAGCCCGATGAATATAAAACTGAAAAGGAATCACAATCAAAACTGAGATCTACCAATGAATCCACCGATCTATATGATCTAGTTCTAGAATATCTTCTTGATGAAGGTCTTTGTGAATCAGTTGAAAATGCTGAGATTATGATGGCCCACATGAGCGAGAGTTGGGTTGATGCTATTGTTGAAGACTATAAATCCGCTAAATGAATTAAAAAGTAAAAGCCCCCAAATCGGGGGCTTTTTAATGTCAACCTTGACCTCGATAACGCTTTCGGGCCTTATTTGAGCTAGTAGAAGCATATTTTGTATGCTTACCATCTCCTTGTCTAGACTTCTTTGGTCTAGATTGAATGTCGCTTGAACTCTTTGTCTTTGCTGCCATGGTTGTTCTCCTAAACGTAATTAAAATCTACTTTGTCTTCGTCAATTTCGCCTTTATAAGCTTTTTCGGCTAATTCAACTAGTATAACAAGAGATTCCTCTTCGGATACCTGTTTGTGAATTACTTTACCGTCGTATAGAATGTTAATCATTTTTAAATTGCGAAAGTTTTTTCGTGGCCAACTCTAATTCTTGGATCCACCCATACCGGAATCCCCTTTTCCTTTGCGGTCAAGCAGAAGCCAACATCTTCACCGCAATAATCAACAATCTCACCTTTATTAAAGGTCTGGAGTAATGGCGGCCACCAAGGATATTCCATACTCTCAAATACACCTTTTTGAACCATCAGCCAGCCACCCCCAACATAATCACAAGTAAATGGCTTCTTGCGTGCTAGCATCGTTTCAATCTTTTCCATATTCATCATTCCTTTATTCTTGACAAATTCATCAGATTCCAACCAAAATGCACATGCGGTATGCTCGCGGTCTTCGGTTGAATACCAACCAGATGCAATTGCCCTAGTCTTAGATTGATCAATATGTTGATGTAATCCTAGTAGTTTACCTTCATCATCTCGCACCTCATCATATGTAACCGCCTCATCTGGTAGAGCAAGATCACACAATTGCCAAAAATTCTCCGGTGTGAATGCAATATCGCTATCAATCCACATTTGATAATCATATTCTATTTGCCCCTGCCAGGGAACCTGATGGGGGCCCGCAAGAACATTGGCCCCAAGAACCTTACATCGGGCAAAATTTACCATACTGCTATAATCTTGTTGAAGATGCAATTGCATATTATTCTGGGCAATTTGAAAACACAACTGCACGAAATTTTTTAGAAAGTTATAAGAGCAACCTCTTCCAGGTAGACATAAAACTATAGATTTACCCTGCATCTTTTGCTTGATTTTATTATAATCCCATTCAGGCTCAGCAACTGTTGGTTGCCTCTCTTTAATTTGAAACCCCTTTGCCATATTGTTCGCTTTTGCAATAATGCGTCCTATATAGGTGCTCTTCAATCATAAATAATTTGAAGAACGTAGAGTAAATGAATGTCCATTGATACTGCCGAACTGAAGAAGCTCATTGCAAAGAAGTCCGCTAAATTGAGCAAGCCACCAGCTCACGGAAAGACAAATAGAACCCAAACAGATGAGGCTGAAAGAGAATTTAAGAGCGAACGCGATAAGCTAATGAAAGAATACAAGGAAATCGTTGCAGATATTTTGTTCAATGAGGGCTTTGTTGATTCTCAGGATTCTTTGAATGTCATTCTTGATGTTATGAGCGAGAGTTTTATTGAAAGAGTAGCTAGGAATTCTAAATGAAAACTTTTGACGAATTCATCAATGAAGCCAAGCACGGGGCGAGTAGTTCAAGAGAAAGAAGGCAACAAAGAGGTGAAAATCTTTCAAAAATTCTAAAGAGAAGAATGGGGACTAGGGCCAAAATCAGAGGAGGAAGTGATGAACACATTCACACCACATCTGATCCAGATGATGTCTCAATAGAGATTAGAAAATATAAAAATCCCGCGCATTATGCAGCCGGAGAAACACCAAAAGTTAATACTATTAATGGTAAAAACGTAGTCGTTAAAAATTCGGAAAGAGCATTTAGGGCAAATCAACTAAGAAAGCAAGTAACCAAGAACCGTAGAAACCCAAAGGGAGCAGTATTCACTGCTGATATTGTTCCAAATTTAGAAAGAGGTCATGGCGATTTTGAGAATATCAAAAAGAGAACTCAAAATCTCAAAAAGGCTGTTGGAAATGTTCCAAGAGAAATTAAAAAGGCCGGGGCAAAGTCTGGTGATGTTGTTATTGGAAAACCCGGTCAAACTCAAAGTGGCGGTCCAGAAAAAGCCGGAAGAAATTCCAGGGCTAAGTTATATAAAAAGCTACTTCCTAATGCCAGTAAAATGAGCCCCGTTACAAATCGTATGATGGGTAAAGTAGAATGAAAACATTTGAAGAATTTTTGTTTGAGGCAAATCAACCCAAACCCGATGCACTAAAAACTATCAGTAAAAACTGGGAAAGAAGACCAAATTATAAGGGAGTCAACGTATATGCAACTCAAAATAAAGATCATATAAGAGTTCACGACTTATTTGTGCCGTCTCATTTGAGGGGCAAAGGTGTTGGTGGTAGAGTTATGAAAGGAGTAACGAGATTAGCAGATAAACAGGGCTCTAAAGTCTCTTTAAATCAGGCCCCAGCCCCCGGTTATAAGAAAAAGTTGGACACATTTTATAAAAATTTTGGGTTCAAGCCCAATAAAGGAAGAAACAAAGACTTTACCACAAGAGATACACATATCAGGCAACCAAAAGATAAATAAAATAAAAAAGATGCAACCAAACAAGACATTTGAAGAATTTCTTTCTGAAGCCATTGCAGCCACTAGGGCTACAACTAGAGGCAGAAAAATTCCAGGTGCGGCTCAGAAAATAACTGCTCAAAATGACCGCAGAGAAGAAGCCCGAGCACGCCAACGTGAAAGAGAGGCTCAAAGGCAGAGAGACATTGAATATGCTCAAGAGAGAAGAGCGAATCCAGAGCTTATTAAAAAAGAAGCAAGAAAAAGAACTCTTCCCAGTAGAATGGAAAGAGCCGCACAAAGGTTGGGACTATGAAATCTTTTAATCAGTTTATAAACGAGGCACCTAAAAAATTACGTTTTACTAGGCTGTATCACGGAACATCTCCAGAATCTGCTGAGAAAATTAAAAAGCATGGATTTAAGTCACCAGAGGTTTATGCTTCAACATCAAGAGGAATTGCATCGGGATTTGGGGCAAGATATAGCGAAAAGCCGAAGACTTTAGAACTCTTGGTTCCAACTAAAAGTATTAAGCCGAATGTTCCGGCAAAAGCCGTTAAAACTGATGGACAGAGAGGAACTGATATTTGGGGAAAAGATCACTTTTCAGTTGCAATGGATAGAGATTATGCCACAAAGAAAAGAGTGAAAGATTCATCGGGGATTGTTAGGGCGCCCAAAACGGAAAAGGAATTTCATCATTTATTGCCAAAGGCTTTTCAGAGGAAAACCAAAACTCAACCAAAACGAAAATAGTATAAATTAAGACCGGGATAAATAGACTTAGTAAGTAATTTGTGAAATGGACATTAGAGAACTTTCTAATTTGTATGAATCTTATGCGTCCATTTACGAGATGAAATCTACTGGTAATCTAGGGGGTCAAGATAAAGAAACTGATATGCGTGAGCACGTCTTAAATTATCTTGTAAATGAAGGCTACGTTGATTATTATGAGTCGGCTGAATGTGTTTTAGAGGCTATGAGTGATGAATGGTTGGAGAGTATCGTTGAGGCGAAGAAAGCTAAAATTATGGTTGACGTTAATAACCCATAAGTGAAATTTTTAGGGGTTCTCTTTTATTAAGAGAACCCCTTGTCAGGTTAACAGTGATAGTATGAATATACCGAAGAGTTCAAAGAATAGGAGGAGTTGGAGCATGTTCTACAAATTGTTTATTTTCTCCAAATTTAATGCAGAAATTATTTTCAGCATCTGTTTCATCAATAAAATTAACGTATAGATTTTTGACTTGACATAATCTCGCAATGTCAAATCCGGTTAGCAATAACAGACCCAGTTTCGATACGTCATTTTTTATGTAAATAAATGAATTATCAATTGTTTTAGAAGAAAGATTATACTCAGCTTTTAATCGTCTTATTTGTTTGATGGTTTCTAATACAAATTCAAAAGGGTGATCGTATTTCATCTACATGATTCCGGTCTATATTTGCCTCGGCGACAGAAGAGACGGAAGGATCTTCATCTCGGGAAAGAAACGTTAAAGTTTCTGGTGGAGTGTTAGGATTGGATGCAACTCCACAACGAACACCCGCACTCTCATCTCGGGCAAGAATTGTTAGAGTTTCTGGTGGAGTTTTGGTGTCCCATGCAACCCAATGACGAACATTTACACTCTCATCTAGAGAAAGAAACGTTATAGTTTCTGGAGGAGTTTTGGGATTGCGTGCAACATTCAAGCGAACATTCAAATCCTCATCTCGGGCAAGAATTGTTAGAGTTTCTGGTGGAGTGTTGGGATTGAGTGCAACTCTACTACGGAGATATGAATCTTTTTCTTGATAAAGAGTCTTCAAGATTTCCGGTGAAGTTTCTGAATTTTCGGCTAGCTTAATATTCTGTTCAGTTTTTAGATTTTCTTCTGCGAGACGTTCAAGTGCCTCAAGGTCTTCGGCGGTTATTTCTGGTAGAATTATTTCAGTCATGTTCATTTTATGGTTGTGTGTCTTATTTAGCAGGGGGATTGCTCTCGCTCTAACCTATGAGATTTAGTACCAAAAATACTTCATCCTTTGGGTTCAGCTGAATAGTTTCGGGTGGGTTTCCTTTTAAAATATTCTGAGCATATTCAATCACAGAAACTTGCCACATATCAGAATCTTCCAATACACTATTCGCCCATTTTACACCTAGGGTTCCACCGTAACAATCTAACGCTTTTTCTAGATCATATTTTATAACTGTCCAAGTTCCCTCAAGAATATCGTAACGATCTTTTCCAAATTTAGCATTTTCTAAAACGTAATCTCTTTTACATTTCTTACAAAAACCATAAGTTTTATCGGACAATCCTAAGGTAAACTCACACCAGGGCTTATCTTTAAAATTTAAATCACACGTATCAGGTTTTGGTCGTGGTGAGCCTGTTATCGGTTTACTGTTTACTTCTTGGAGCCATTCAAAATGCTCAATAAGACTATCGAAAGATGCATCATTAAGATTTGTAACATGATGCTTATACATATAAGACGTGGTGAAGCCAGGCCAAGCACTAATAATTTCTTCTATTGTCCTGGCCTGTTCCGGTGTTAGTAGTTTAATCATGCGGTATAAGGAGAAATAACCTGAATATTGCTAAAATTACGGTTCTTTATGCCATGGTTTTTATATCTATCTTCCGCCGAACCATAACGTTTAAATGCCTCTAAAGGACTTTCTCCGTTTTCAATAACAACAGAATGTCCTGTAGTTCCGCCTTTCCACGAACCTTTCTCGTAGCCAACTTCTTTATTGAAATATATATCAAGACTACGATAAATTTCAGGTTTTATGAAGTATTTCAGCCATTTAAACCAACCAGTTCCGTGTTCATATTGCCGCTCCTCAATATAACATGTTGCAATAATTTCTTCACCATCAAAATCATTGAACTTAAATTTTATCTTGGGGACAGCTTCTTGTGCCCATCCGACAAACTTAAAATAATTTGGCCGCAATAATTCAGGATTTAGTGAACAATACAAGTTCCATGTTGGAGTCATAAAAGAATGGCGAACCTGACGTTTAATTTTCCATGGAATTTCAAATAATTTACTATGGTCTGAGTTTTTCTTATCGGTGCTAGACCAACAACCGGGCTGAATGCCATAATAGACGTGAACGTATTCATCTTGTATATGAAATCCATATTGATATTGAATGTATTCCCAATATCCTTTGTTTTCTGAAGTGCTCCAGGCGTATTGTGATGTGTCTACCCATTCTTTTTTAGGCTTAAATAATTCTGGAATCTGCCACCACCAAGAGCGCGATCCAAGTCTGATATTCAATTGACAATATCTTGTGGCATTCTCTCCGGTCTCGTAGTATTCGTCTGGATTGGATACCGTAAATGAATATCCAATATAGTTCTTATCGTCTGAGTAATTTGTTAGTTTAAACATGTGTTTTATTATCTGGTGTGAGTTTACTCGGGCTGCCTGGCAGTGCGATGGTTCCAGGCCGCATCTATCGCTTCAAGTTGCTTCTTCCCTTCTAGGTCGAGAAAGAAATTGATACCATCCCATGGTTCCTTAGTTGGCGTCTTCTGCACTGGTA